GGACTACCACTTCGGATAGGTTACAAAACTGCCCACCTGTACCCGTAATAGGATTACCTGATTTATCTATGCGTGGGCCTCTTAAAATTATTTCCGAACAGGGATTTGTTCCCCACTCAAAGTCAGGGTCGCGCCTTCCATTCTTCAAAACTTGATTTCTAGAGGCTTGGCGATTAAAAATACCTCTTTCACCTGTTCCACTTCCAACTAAAGCGGTCCATTCCCGCATAAATGAAAGAACGTCAGGCTTTTCAGTGTAAGCCACAGAGTTATTTGCTAACCCGCGATAGCCGTGGCGGTAGATATTCTTATCTGGCTCGTCATACCACTGCCCACTTTTAGCGTACCGCATCCGATCATCTGTTAAATTACTCAGTGATATCATAGCGGAGCGTCTTACCCCACCCATTACAATCACATCTCCAATCTTACACATTATATCATGGCATTCGATTGAAGAAAGTTTTCTATTCTGTGCATCTTTAAAAGTTTTAACGACAAAATTAAACAAATCAATTAGAGGCGCTGGGCCGCTTGCCCTACCCCCAAATGTTTTAAGTCTAGCACCTGCAGGACGTACTTTTGACATATTCCACTTTGGAATTTCACCAGCATACAGAAGAGCTAGAATTTGTCTGAGAGCCTTAGCCCACCCCTCCTTACTATCTCTAACCATTACGACCGTATCGCTATCGAAGAGCTTAGGAACATCAGGCAGTTTCTCAACAAACTTCCGCTCAACGCTAAAGCCGACCCCTGTACCACAAAGCAAGATGAACATAGCCTCATCGAAGGCCTTCGGGTCATCTATGGCTAGAAAACTACAGTTATACATACAAGTATTATCACGCTCAGACGCTTTTCCTGCAGTCATTAATGCTCTCATAGATGGCATGACTTCTAGACCTAGTATTGCCTCGCGTATCTCTCGCATAAGAGTATTAAACTCTTCATAATTATCAGGCTCACCTAAGTAATGTAGTAAAGCCTTATGGACGATATTATCCATATAACGGTCAACAGTTTCACTCCAAGTTTCTCTACGCCCCTCATCCTCTAACCATCTGGCATAGCGGCTGACCGCAATAAAATTCTGATAATCAGTCGGTAACATATTATTCATTAGGTGGTCCTTTTTAGGAAGTGGATCTGCAAGGCTTGCAACTGCATCAATGTCTTCTTGAGTTATCATTTTTCAAGCTCCTCAATCAGACGATCAAGATACCAACGTGCCTTCTTAAGGTCTTCAACCCCATTTTTATAAGGCCAGCGCCAGAGGTATTTAAATGAGTTCTGCCAGCAATAGGATTGGTGCGGAGTAGGGGTAATTTTAGGCGGCTTAACACCACCCTCTGCCATAGCCTTCATAGCCTCAATGCATTCAATGCCCGACTGATTATAATGCAGAGGCTTATGGACCACATCCATTGTAGGCATTGGGTCTTGATCAATTGGATAATTACGCAAATGATCCTCGTAGGTCATTACAAGACTCCTTTTTAATGTAATTTTTTTGGAAATTTAACTACCTTAGCTTCGGATATTTTCTCCAAAAGCTCATCATCAGGCTCAAAAATAACCTCTTCTTCTTCTGCGTCTTCTTCTATCATTCGTAAAAGAGAGCCTGAAGTTGCAAGGTATTCAACGCCTTGATCTACAATAAGATTGAGTCCGTATGAAATATCCAAAAGCGCATCTGAATATTTAGGATCAAGAGTATTTGGAACATTACCACCTGATGAAAGTTTCATATTTCCTGTGGCAGGATTAAGAGTAAGCATTAAAAAAATACTATTTTCTGGAAGATTTATTTTTGTCACTGATTTGCCCGATTAAATTAAGAAAATGTTCTGCGTCGAGGACTGCCAGCGGTTTGCGCCGATCTGCTTTTATAATTGCTACAGGTTCTGCTTTATCAGGGCAGTTTTCTGCAGCTTGTTCCATCACCTTGTAGATTGCGAAAGATTTAAAAGCCTTACATTCTACGGAGTATGGAAATAAGCGTCTGGCGGCTGGACTTAGTTGGATGTCTTCGCCGCCAGCGCCCATAGAAGTGCTTCTGACATCATCAGGGAGGAGTGCTTTGGGGAAGAGAGAAAGAATTTTATCCCTTACCCATTGCTGATGTCGTCTGCCCTTCGCTTTAGCACTTTGAGTTTTTATAGCCACTTAGGGAGTTCAAGGACGCTATAATTACCCCAGCCCGTGCCAAAATCTTCATTTTCATTTGCCTCTGCTATTATTTTTAGGGTGGTATGCATACGCTCTGTGGCATTAGCTAATAATTCTGGACTTACTACGTGCATGTGGCTGCAGTAAGGTGCAGATTTTTCAATCGCAATAAAACTAAATCTATCCAGAAAAATACCAGCTAAATTACAGACATATAAGTAAAATGCGGCCTGTAAGTCATACGAATATTTAAAACACTCTTTTGAAAATCCATCTGGACTAGCATCTTGAGTAGTTTTAACATCATACACAGACTTTTCTTCGCATATATACAGATCAGGTCTAGTCTTAAGGACTAGGCCAGTGCGCTCACATTCTACAAATATTGATACCTCATTCTTTCGGTCTTGATGCCTAAGAATATCCGCGCAGGATTTATTCTTCAAAGTTTCCTGTGCCATTCTATGAGCAACGTGATACTCAACCTCAGTAAGTACTATTTGATCCTGCTCTGCGTTTTCTTGAAGTTCCGCAAAGACCTTAGAGTTTCTAGTCTTTGGGCCTTTAATTAATAGATTACGATCTTCTTCCAAAAGTAGAGCATGAACTGCACTTCCCAACGACAAAGCTGATGTTTGTACCCGCCTCTCGCCCTTCCAATGAGCGAGAGTTTTTTTATACACCGACTTTACAGCCGACGAGGATATACCACTTTGTTTGTGGTAATCCTCATTCGACATATTTAAGATGACACCCATTAAGCTACTTTTTCATAATCCGCTTCTAGCGGCTCAATCGCATCCATAATTCTATCAGCTTCCTCAACGTCAAACTGGTTCATTACGGCTTCGTTATACGCCTTATCTATTCGCTTATTTTCTGAGGTCAGTAGTTCAGTGATATGAGTGAGACTATCATACGTTAAACTATCCATCGGAATTTGTTTCCCAAATATAGGATTGAACCTCATCACGTAATAACTTGCACCCTTATCAGATTTACGTTTTTCAGCCGATAGGAGGCTTTCAAAATCCCAGAGGTTATGGCCCCTTGGCATTTTTTTAACAACATCGTGATAGAATGGGCCGTAATTTTTACGCTTCAATGAGAGAAGAACAGGCTCATTTTCAATCTCCACCTCAGTTCCTGAAGCGGTTTTACCTGTATATGAGACAAGCCCACGTATAATTCTATATCGATCCCGCCCCTCAAATTTAGACCGTTCATCTGCAGTCATTTGCTGGGATTGTTCAAAAGTGGGCATCCCGCACATTAAACCGCCCAGTTGGTCACGGGCCTCTTCCCGCTGATTTTTAATCAGGAGAGATTTATTAACTAATGAGCCGCCCTCCCAGTGTTGATACTGGATGTGATTTGAGAATGCTCTAAGTCGAACCCCCTCTTTCGCGTACACGCGATCTTCATCGGTATTGAGAAAAAATGCACCTAAGGGAATTTGATTCCCATTGGCATCTTCTCCATCACGATTAATTTTTAAAAGGGGGATCTTTGGGCCGCTGCTAGGTGCGCTTGCTCCCAGTTGGGCGCTTATTTCTTCTAATGTTAAGCCATTTTCTTGGAGTACTAGTTCGGACATTTTAATTCCTTTAGTTGTGAACATACATTATACTATAATTAATTGTTTTAATCAAGCGTATTCGTTTTGTTCTAACCAATTAATTCCACCAGTAATTTCAATTTCAAGCGGAACAACAAGCTCATAATCAAACCGCTTTTTTGTCTCCTCGCCCACCAAAGTCATGGCGCTGCGAAGCGCGGTTTTAACTTTTTCAATTTCTAAAGGGTGAGTATCTACGACAAGACTATCGTGGACCGTTAAGATTAATTTTGATTTTAATTTAGCGGCTTTGAAAAGCTTATGTGCGCGGATACAGGCAAGCTGCACAATGTCGGCGCTGAAGCCTTGGACTGGATAATTCAATATCTGAGTGCTATTACTAACTCTATTATTACGAGTGCGCTGAACATCAGGCCAGAAGTATTGTCTTCCGCTGGGCGTTTCCACCGTTCCATTTCTAAGTGTGCCTGTCATAAGTGACTGATGCCAACCGTA